TCGTGTATACAGATCCAAGTGATTTTAGTATAAACAATCAGTCAAAACCCACATTCTCACACCACAAAGTAACTTGTTTTGAATATGCTGATGGAGTTAACACTTTCGATCAATTCAGTGGACTAACTGATTTAGACATTTATTATAGTAAATTAACAAACGCATTTAACAGGGCATCTGGTCGTGATATTGATAACAAATATCCAAGTTCACCAAAGGGATTTGCACCTCAGAGACCAGAATTTGAAATTGTCGGTGCTTTTGCAACTGACCCACTTAATATCACAAATATAGAGAGTGGTGATGGTGCAACACCTGGTCAAGTTGTTACTGTAACCACTCAACTTGATCATAATTTAACAGGTGGAACACCAATTAAGATTCGTGGTATTAACGTAGCAGATTATAATATATCAACTAAGGTATCGAATGTTATTGATGCAACTAGATTCCAGTACTCATTACCATTTGTAAGACCAAACTTACCAGCAGGATCTGCTGGAGGATTAAGTTCTGCAAACGGGCAAGTATTAGTTGAAACTGATACAGTAACGGGTGCATCACCATATATCTTCAACTGCTCAATGCGTTCCGTATATGGTATGCAAGGTATGCATGCAGATGGTTCAAAAGCGACTGGTTTTAAATCAATGGTGACTGCACAGTTCACCGCAGTTTCACTTCAAAAAGATGATAGAGCGTTTGTTAAGTATGATAAAACTAATAGAAGATATAGTGGTATCGCTTTTTCAAAACAAACAGGAGCTTTACTTGCATCTGAATCATCATCTACTAACCCAAACACAGTATTTCACTTAGACCAAGAAGCAAATTATAGAAAAGGATTCAGAACTACACACATTAAAGTATCAAATGATGCTGTTGTACAAATAGTATCAGTGTTTGCGATTGGATTCCACGCACACTTTGAGATGATTAATGGTGCTGACGCATCCATTACAAACTCAAACTCTAACTTTGGTACATTCTCTTTACTTGCAGAAGGATTCAAGAAGGAAGCATTTGCAAAAGATAACAAAGGATTTATAACATCTATTATCAATCCTCGTTCAATCATAAATGAGGAACAGCAAATTGAATTCTTACAGATTGAACCAAGCATTACTACTACAACAAAGTTATTCTTATTTGCACAGACAACTCTAAGTTTACCTCCTGCACACATAGCACAAGGTTTCCGTATTGGTGCTAGATCAGATGAAAAGTTATATATTGATCAAGGTGGTAGTACATTTGAAGCTACAGTAGTAATGCCATTTGGTTCAACAGGAACATTAAATGTTGGTGAGAAAAATTACGAAGCAACTCATTCTGATGCAAGTGCTACAACTAAGTCTGTATTTACAATCGCTAGTGGGCATCAAATTTCAAATGGTGAGTCTATTAGAATTATTGCAGATAATGGTGATTTACCAGAGAACATTGATCCACACACAGTTTATTTTGCGATTACAAATACTCAAGATTCTTCTTTAAGTGCAACTCAAATACGCATAGCATCATCAAAAACAAATGCTGACCTAGCCGTTCCTGTATTTGTAAAAACAGTCGCAAGTGTCACAGATAAATTTAGAATCGTCAGTAGAGTATCAGATAAAAAACCAAATGATGCAGGTCATCCAATACAGTATGATGCCAGTGCTGGACAATGGTTTGTACATACAAAAGCAACAGGGAATACCATACAATCAAATTTAGGTTCGTTTACAACAGATAATATTACATATGTTTTAAGAACAGATGATGATAGAAGTTTAGATGAGAAGATATACAAATTAAGATATGTTGTTCCCAAGGAATTAGTAAATGGTAGAGACCCCACTGATGGATTTGTTCTACAGGATTCAAGTTCAACTAACGTTCTTGCAAATAGTGATTTTAGTAAGACTACAATTACCTCAAGTGATTATGGATTTGATCGTAATACCAGATTTATTTCAATGGCAACTTTTGATGCTACTGAACAAAAGGCACAAATTAGATCTGATAAACCACATAATCTTCAAGTTGGTGATCAAGTAGTTGTTGTAAATGTTCAAAGTTCTACTAATACAATCGCTGCTGATGATAAGGGTTACAATGGAACTTTTATTATCACTGACATAGTTAACGATAAAGAATTTAAATATTCGACTACTGATACTTCTAATGTTACTCACTCAGTAGGCACATTTGTTAATAGCACAGGAACTCGTGATACTTTACTTCCACGTTTTGATAGGAATGACTGTAAAGGTAATTTCTTTATATACAGAACAGAAGTTATAACACCTTACATACAAGATGTACAAGATGGTGTATTCCATCTATTTGTATTAAACAGTAATAATGCGATGGATGAACCATCAGGTGAATTTGAAGAATTAAAGTATAATCAAAATATTGTTAATTTATTCCCTGAATATGACAGAGATAACGTTGATGCAAACCCACCTGCTGCTGTTTCATATGCGAAGAGATTTCCAATCGGTGATGTTGTAACTAATGATCTAAAGAAAAGTGTTACTAGAGAAACCACTAACAAATTCTTGAAGAATTTTGATGGTTCAATCGGTATAAATTCTGTAACAAATAATAGTACAAATGCTGTAATTAATCTAACTGAAGAGCACGGTTTAGAATCTATTAAATTTCATAATACCTTAAATGGTGGTTCAGGTCATACTGATGGTACATATTTTAATATAAGATTACTGAACAATAATACAACACCATCGACTGCACCTTGGGATGGTGCGACTGCAAAAGTTACTGTTGCAAGTGGTGCTGTTACATCTGTTGAAATTACTGAGGGTGGTTCTGGATATACAAATGGTGAAACATTGTTCTTTGATAGTCAAACACCAGCTAATGGTGGTATTGGTGGATCTCCAAATGCTAGTATAACAATCGCAACTGCTGGTATATCATCTGCGACTGGAAATTATATTCAAGTTACTGGTATCACAACTGGTACAGATTCCTATCATCGTATCACTAGTGTTAATGGAACTGAGCAAATCACAGTTGCAAAATCTGCTGCTGATACAATACTTGATGACCAACAGATTCATGATATGGGTCCTTGGGTTGCAGTTGGTTCAGCGTCTACAACTGCTGGAGTTACACAATTTACAACTCCTGTAGATCACGGACTTTCTGTTGGTAATCAATTTAGAATACTGAATAGTAATGATGTTAAACTTGGAGACTTTGTAGTTACATCAGTTGTTGGTATTACTCAATTCTCAGCTAAAACAACAAGTAGTTTAACTGATCCTAAGTATATTTTAAAACACGGACTATCTGATAATGAATCAGTTTCAGGAACTGCTGGAGAGAACTTAGATGTTAGAGGATTTAACATATTTGATCATGAAACCTTGATTCTAAATGAAGCAGTTGGAACAGGTGATGCTTCATTCAAAGTCAAATTACCTGATGGTACAACTAATGCGACTTCAATAACAACTAGATTCCCACTAGGTTCATATATTCAGATTGGTAGTGAGATTATGCGTATCGCATCAAGCTCACTCTCTGGTGGGGGTGGTGATGAAATAACTGTAATTCGTGGTTCTCTTGGTACAATTACTGAAACTCACTTAATTAATTCTAGAATTAAGAAAGTCAAACCATTACCGATTGAACTTCGTAGACCTTCAATATTAAGGTCATCAGGACACACGTTTGAATATGTTGGTTTTGGTCCAGGTAACTATTCAACTGCATTACCACAGTTACAGAATAGATCACTGACTGAGAGGGAAGAGTTCTTAAACCAAGCACAAGAAACATCTTGTGGTAACGTTGTTTACACAGGTATGAATGATAAAGGTGATTTCTACATTGGAAACACCAAGATTGCATCTGCTAGTGGACAACAAACTACATTTGATATACCTGTTGCAACAGTTACAGGTGAAGATCCAAATCGTCTAAGTGCCGTATTTGATGAAGTTGTTGTTAAAGAAAGACTCTTGGTTGAGGGTGGAGCATCGAAACAGATACTATCACAATTTGATGGTCCTGTTACATTTAACAGTGACTTAAGACTTTCTGACAATACAAAGCAACTTATTACTGAAGCATCACTTCGTGCTCAAGATGCTAAGTTTAGAGATACAACCAATTCAACTGCTACAACAAATGGTTCTGTTGTAATAGATGGTGGAGTAGGTATTGCGAAGAGTGTTTATATCGGTGGAGATATAATTGGAGCAGGTACTTTTGATGGACAAAGTAATATTTCTGGAATAACTTCTATCACAGCAGGAACATTCTTTGGTGATGGTGCTGGATTACAGAATACTGGTTCGACATTATCAGCAGCATCTGGAACACAAAGAATTGTTCTTACCAGTTTAACTACTGGTCAAATGACAACCACAGCGACAGATGGTGATTTAACATTTGATGCTTCTACTAATACACTAAATTGTCCAAACTTAAATGGTTCATTAACTGGAACTGCAGATACAGCAACACTTTCAACGAATGTTGTCGGTGCTGCAAACCGAGTTCTATTTAACAATGCAACTAATACCACTACAACAACTGGTAACTTCACATATGATGGTACTCAATTAAATGTTGCTGGTGATATAAGAGCTGATGGTATCAGACTTGGATTCACCGATGGTACAACAATTGATACTGTAACAGGTGATTTGAAACTTACTTCATCAAATAATAAAGTTGTTATTTCCTCTACACTTGCTTCTTCAAGTAAAGATACAGGTGCTTTAGTTGTAGAGGGTGGACTTGGAGTTGAAGGTAGTATTCACGCAGGTAATGACATAATTGCATTTAGTTCATCTGATGTAACTTTAAAGAAAGATATTACACCAATTGAAAATGCTCTTGAAATGATTAACAAGATAAGTGGTAACACCTTTACTTGGAACACTGGAATACAAGATTTAATACCATACAAAAATGGTACAAAGGATACAGGTATTCTTGCTCAAGAAGTTGAAGCACTTGGATTACCAGGCGTTACAACTACAAGAGGTGATGGTGTAAAAGCGGTTCGTTATGAGAGATTAATTCCAGTCTTGATTGAGGCAGTTAAAGAACTAACTGCTAAAGTTAAGTCACTTGAATCAAATAAATAACTAAAAAAATAACTGATGGCAAATATCAAGAAGAATTTTAATTTTCGTAACGGTGTTCAGGTAGATGATGACAACCTGTTAGTAACTTCTACTGGTCTGGTTGGTATCGGAACCACAGTGCCAGTAGAAGCTCTTGATGTCAGAGGTAATGTAGTTATTACTGTTTGTACTAGCACAACTACAGCACAAATTGGAGTATTAACAGTAACTACATTTGTACCAAATAAAATTGTTGGTGCTGG